CCCTTCTGTTCGTCCTGTCAATAAAAAAGGGGTTTTGGGGGTATGCCCTACCCTATTAAATAATTTTTTATATATTAGCATCATCAAAAAAACAAATTATGAAAAAGAAAGAAAAAAAATTAGTAACAAAAGGAACTGATGAATTAATGTTTGGTTGGAAGCTACCCCCAATTAGTTTGTCAGGTTATGTAGCAAGAAAATATTATTATAAGTATGGCTTTGATAGAAAGGGAGTTACGATAACAGAAAATAAACCCTTTAGATAGCCTTTAGATAGCCTTTAGATACCCTTAACTAAGGGTTAAGGATAAAGATAATATATATATAGTATGAAAAGATTACCAACAGAGATAAAAAAACAAAGAGGTACACTTCGTAAGGACAGATTAAATCCAGTAGAACCAAATCTACCTTGCTCTATACCTCCTATACCAACTTGGTTATCTGAAGATGGACAAAAGGCTTTTAGTGAACTTAGTAACTTATTGCACGATATGTCGGTACTTACTCAAGCAGATGAGTTAGCACTAACTTTACTTTGTGATGCTTATAGCGAATACAAAAAAGCTAAAGAAGTTGTAAACTCTCTTGGCTCAACTATGGAGGTTACATCTAGGGAGGGTAATACTAAATCAGTTATTAGACCTGAGGTACAGATAGCTAATCAATCTTTTGTTAGAGTTTTTCAGTTGCTTAAAGAATTTGGATTGACTCCATCTAGTAGAGCAAAAGTAAATGCAATAGAAAACGCAGCATCAACACCTGATGTTAAAATAGAAAACTTCTTTAATAGTGGCGAATAATTTACACAGAATAAATAAGGATAAATATTATTTTGACGAGAAGTCTGCAAAAAGAGCTTGTGATTTTATACAAACTTTTTGTAAACACACAAAAGGTGAATTAGCAGGACAACCATTTGTTTTAGAGACTTGGCAAATAGAAATCATAGAAGCTATATTTGGTTGGAAATCTAAAAAAACTAATTTAAGAAAATTTAGACAATGCTTTATATTTATACCTCGTAAGAATGGTAAGACTACTATGATGGTTGGTATAGCACTATATATGCTTTTTTCTGATGGTGAGAAAGGTGCAGAGATTGTATCAGCAGCAGCAGACAAAGAACAAGCTAGGTTGTCTTTCTCGATAGCAAAACAAATGGTTTTACAAGACCCTAACTTATCAAAACGTGCTAATACTTATCGTGATTCTATTACTTACGACAAAGTAGGTTCTTACTACAAAGTTATTTCGGCTGATGCAGATACTAAGCACGGACTAAACCTCTCTTGTTGTTTACTAGATGAGATTCACTCGCACAAGAATCGTGACCTTTACGATGTGTTACTTACTTCAATGGGTGCTAGAAAAGAACCTTTAATGTTAGGAATTACTACAGCAGGGGCAGGTAATCAGAAAGACCACATATCAAAGGAGTTGTATGACTATTCAAAAAAATTAATTGAGGGTAGTATTGATGACGACTCATTTTTAGCAGTCGTATATGAAGCAGATGAGGGTGATGATGTATTTAGTGAAGAAGTTTGGAAAAAAGCAAATCCAGGCTATGGTACAATAATAAAAGAAGAGTATATGAAGCAACAAGCTATAAAAGCTAAAAATGAGCCTTCATACGAAAATACTTTTCGTAGACTCCACGCTAATCAATGGGTTGTAAATGAAACTAAGTGGATTTCTGACGAAAAATGGATGCTGTGCGATGATGATGTAGATAAAAGTGATTTAAGAGGTAAAGTTTGTTATGCAGGATTAGATTTAGCAAGTACACGAGATGTTACTTGCCTTGCATTATTGTTTCCTGATGACGAGGGTGGTTACGATATTATTAATTATTCTTTTATACCTGAAGAGAACGCAAAAAAAAGGTCTGAAAGAGATAAGGTAAACTATGATAAGTGGAACAGAGAGGGTTACATAATCTATACTCCTGGTGACGTTTGTGATTACAATTACATAAAACAAAAAATTAGAGACCTAAGTGAGATTTATGATGTTCAAATAGTAGCATACGATAGGTGGAACTCATCACAAATTGTAATAGATTTAACAGAAGAGGGTTGCCCTATGATACCTGTAGGACAAGGATTTAGGACAATGTCACCTGCTACTAAAGAATTTGAAACATTAATACTTAGTGGAAAGGTTCGTCACGGTGGAGACCCTGTACTTAGATGGATGATGAGTAATGTAGTTTTAACTTTTGACCCTGCAGGTAACGTAAAACCAAATAAAGCAAAAAGTAATGAAAAGATAGATGGTGTTGTAGCTTGTCTTATGGCACTGTCAGAAGCTATGGAAAACAAGAATAAGGGTGGCTCAACTTACGATGACAAAGAAATATTTTTTATCTAAGAATGAGATAATATCAAAAGAATACAACTCTATAAAAGAGATTTGTATAAATGTTTTAAGAACTAACAAAAACTTACATCTTTTAGATGACCTTGTTCAAGAAGTTTGTTTGATTCTATTAAATCAAAGTGACGAGTCTATACAAACAATATACGAAAGAGGTCACTTTAAATTTTATATAGCTAGGATTATTACAAACCAAGTTTTTTCAAGTACATCACCGTTTCACAAAAAGTACAGAAGTCAAATACCATTTGTAGAAATAAATGATGAAGAGTATAATCATACTGCTGATATGGTTTGGGCAGATATACACCATTTATTGACTAAAAAAGAGAGAGAAATTATAGAATTAAGGTATGTTTTTGGGTTTAAAGTAATAGAAATTGCTAAGATTAAGAAGGTTTCATCAAGGCAAATATACAAGTATTTACAAAGGATAACGGGTTATTTAAGAAAAAAATACAAATAAAAGGTTCACAAAAACACTTTTTTTATATATCTATATGGATAAGGTACATTAAAACCACAGGGATTTGGCAACAATATTTGATTTTTTTAGAAGAAAACAAGTAGAACCTCAACAAGAAGAAAGGTACTACAGCACAAGTTTATACGGTAATGCTCAGATAGTGGGCAATTCATCTAATCAAGCAGTTTCTAAAGAACGGTCTTTACAATTATCAACTGTTTGGAGTTGTGTTAAAGTTATATCTGAAACAATAGCTTCTCTACCTATCTCGTTGTACGAAAAAGATGCAGATAATAAAAGATATATATTATCTGACAATCCACTTCACACTTTAGTAGGAGAGCAACCTTCAACTCTCTACAACTCTTTTAATTTTTTTGAAAGAGCTTTAGTAGACCTTTGTTTAGATGGTAATTTTTATGCCTATATAGAAAGAAACAATGGTGGTCTACCTACTCAAATAATCCCTATCCAATGTGATGACGTAAGCGTCTATGTATCACCTGATGGTAGAGAAGTTTATTACGAAATAGAGCAGAACGCAACTATACCATATCCTTTTACTGGTAAAGTTGGTTCTGACAATATGATTCATATAAAAGGACTTTCTTGTGATGGTATTATGGGTAAATCACCAATACAAAGTGCTGCAGAGTCTTTAGGTATATCTTTATCTATAGAACAATTTGCAGGTTCTTTCTTTAAAAATGGTGCATCTGTAGGTGGGATTCTTAAACACCCAGGAACTTTAAAACCTGAAACTGCAAAGAGATTACGAGCTAGTTGGAATCAAACTTATAGTGGTTCAATAAATGCAGGTAAAACTGCAATTTTAGAAGAAGGAATGGAATTTATCAGTAGACAAATCCCAAACAACCAGGCACAGTTTTTAGAAACTAGACAATATCAAATTAGTGATATTTGTCGTATTTTCAGAGTGCCTAACCATTACGTTAATGACCTCAGTAACGCAACATACTCTAATATAGAGGCACAGCAAATTGATTTTGTTGTACATACTATTACGCCTTGGATTAAGAGAATTGAAATGGCACTAAATCAAAAGTTGATACCTGCAAAACAAAAAGGTAAACAATACTTTAAATTTAATTTAACTGCACTACTTAGAGGTGATTCTAAGTCAAGAGCAGATTATTATAGAACACTTGTAAACATTGGTGTTTTATCG